GAAGGCGCCAACGTCCTTCGAGGCGGCCATGATGGCCTCGGCCTCGATGCGCACGACCTGGTAGTCCTTCTTCCGGGCCGTGATGACGAACTTGTCCTGCTGCGTGGTCTCGGCCTGATCGATGGCAGACGCGAGCGCAGCGGACCGACCCTGCGGGTCCTCGTACCAGATCGGGACAACGTAGGTGTCCCCGTAGAACTCATCGGCCTTCGGCATCCACTCGAGGAGCGGGCGCTTCTTGACCGCGAGAGCCTCCACCCGGATGTTCGGGTAGATCTCCTTGAGCATCGCGTCGAAGACGCTGACGCTCAGAGCGACGGCAGCCATGGTTGGCTACCTCCTTGTGATGCGAGTCTTCAGCGGTTCTGCATCAGGCCGCCCATCTCCTGGGCGCGCCGCAGAGCTCGCTGGATGAACGCCTCCGCGTCGTCGTAAGCCGGTTCCGGCTGAGTCGATCGACGGGGGGACACGTCCGCATCACTGAGCGCCGTCGGGGTCTCTTTCTTGGCGTTCGGTGGGGGTTGCGTACTCGACGCGGACTGCTTGGCGCGCTGCGCTGCCCGGGCCAGGCGCTCGTAGTCGGAGCGGAGCTGGTCGTTCAGTGCGCGCGCAACGTCTCTGGCGCTGGGCCAGGTGCCGCTCCTGATGAGGGGCGCGGCGATCATGTAGAGAGCTTCGAGCGTGCCTTCGGGGTCGGCTTGCGCTTCCTCCGCCAGGAACGGCATGTCCGAGGGGGTGTCCTTGACGATGGACTTGATCTCCCTGTCGGTCACGATGACCTGAGCGCGGAACTCGGGCGTCAGTTCTTTCTCGCCCTCCTCCTTCGGCTTCTCTCGGCTCTCCTCCAGGGCGGCGAGGCGGGCTTCGTACTCGAGCTGCCTCAGTTGCGCCTGGACTTCAGGGGACGCCTCCTCACCAAGCTCCTCGCCCATGAGCAGCGTCGCCACGTGCCCCAGCCGCTCGCGCGGGATGCCTGCATCGCGCACGAACTTGATGGGGTTCTGCAAGAACTTCTTGGCAAGAGTCTCGCGCTCGCGCGCGGCAGCCTCCTGCACTCGCTTCTCCAGCTCCGCTTCCTTGGCGGCGAGCTGCGCCTCCTTCCGGGCCAGGGCGGCGAGGCGCTTGGCGCTGAGGCTCTGCTCTGGGGTGGGCTCCTCGGCCGGCGGGGCCTCCTCGGCCTTGACCTCCTCCTGGACTGGAGCTTCCTCCGCGGGCGGCGCAGCCTCGGCCGGGGCAGCAGCCTCTGGGGCTGGAGCCTCTCCGGTGGGAATGAGCTGCGAAGCGAACTTCTCGATGATGGCGCTGGAATCGAAGTTGTCAGCGCCGGCCTCATCCGCCACGTCGGCGGGGGCCTGGGTCGGGGTGTCAGCCATCAAACCTCAGAAGGTAGGGGCCGCAGGTTGGGGCGGCATGAGGAGCCCCGGCAGGGCGCCCGCCTCCATAGCGGCAGCAGGGGGCAGCATCGGCTGCGGAGCGCCCATCGTCGGGTCCGCCGGCATCCCTCCACCGGGCGCCAGAGTGGGCGGCGGCTCAGGCTTCGGGATGAGCCTCTCCGCAAGCTGGATCCACTGGCGGAACCCTTCGAGGATGTCTTCCGGCGCACCCGCGCGGCGCGCGTCCAGGTAGGCCGCCGTGACACGGCTGATGCCCAACTGGAGATCTTGGAACGGCTCGGGAGCCGGGAAGTTACCGCGGGACAGTTCGGCGATGACCCACTCGATGTCATCCAGCGGGCTGGTGGCGCGGGCGTCAGACAGCCCAATGTCGGGGTGGCCGAGGAGGCGGCGAAGCTCTGCCTGGTCAAGCTGCACGCCGTACTGGGCCAGCTCGATGACACGCTGGAGGCGCCCGGACGGCGTCTCGGACATGATGCTGGCCGCCTGGACCTGGAAGACGAAGCGCTTCTCGTCCACGTCCACACTGGGCCAGTCGATCGTCTCGACGAAGCGCTCGGCCATGAAGACGCGTTGCTTCTTGTGTCCCATGCCCTTGATGAGGCGAATCATCAAGACGGCGACATCGACAGCGGCATCCTCGAAGCGCTGCTGGTTCACGCTGAAGCGCTGGGACTGGTTGTCGGACAGCTCGCGCAGCGCGACAGCAGCCTCGATGCCCTCGGGGCGGGTGGCCTGTGCGGCCATCTTGGAGATGCCGGCGAACTCGAAGGCAGCCTGCTTGAGCTGCTCCTTGTAGCGGTAGATCTCCGCGTTCAGCGCCTGCGGCGTGAAGAAGACGGGCGGCTTGCCGACGTAGGGGATGATCGCGCCGATCTCGTTGTCGAGGTGCGGCTTGAGCATCTTGGCGCCGGCGTCGATGGCGACGCGCGGGACCGCGATCAGGTCCTGGCAGCGCTGGATGAAGTCGTTGAGCTCGTTGATGCGGATCTGGAAGCCGAGCAGCGCCTCAGCCAGGCCCTGGCCGTAGAAGCCGGTGAGTGGCGGCGACCAGTGGTAGAAGACGAAGGGGAACCAGTCGTGCGGGTACTCCTTGTCCTCGAGCGTGGCTTCGCTGACGCAGGCCGTGTAGCGCTCGCCGCGGTACCACGACTCCACCAGCATGACCATGTCGGGATCGACCTCCATGTAGGAGCCGGTCCCGTCCAGGAGGTCGCGCCGAGACTTGTCGATCTCCTCGGCGTACTTCGGGTAAAGCTTCTTGAGGCCGGTGCGAGACACCAGGCGCACGCGGTGGAGCTGACGCGGCATCCCACCGTGGGGCACCTCGTTCTCATCCACGATGATCTCGTCGATGAGGGCGCGCTCGACCTTCAGCTCGCCGTCGCTCACACACAGCGCCAGGACGCCTGTGCCGAAGATGCAGGCGTCGCGGAAGATCAAGGTCATCTTCTCGTGGACCTTGAGCGCCTGGAACATCCCGAACAGGTACTTTTCGACCTGCTTCGCGGTCTGCTGCACGGACCAGTCGGCGTTGTCCGTGAGGATGCGGATCTTGGGGCGCGACTTGCCGATGAGCGAGGTGGCGGTGTCCACCACCGACTGGATCACGTTCTCGGTGACGAGGTCGGCTTCGCGGTGGCGCGCGCGCAGGCCGAGGTAGAGACCCGGCTCCTCGCGGTTGGAGTAGAGGCGGGCGTACTCGCGGTTGTTGTCGTGCAGGTCACGCTGGCCGCGCTCGACGGCGGTGACGTGCGCGAAGACATGCCCGTGAGCAGTGCCCTTGGGGACCGCCTCGCGGTCGTGCCACGCCCTGGTCTGGTCGCCGGTCAACGCTTCAGCGCCGGGTGCCCGAGGAGCGGGTTCTTACGAGAGGCCGGGCCGGTGGGCGGCTCCCCCTCGTCGTGGACGAACTGCGGCCGGGGCGCCTCGCGGACAGGCTCCGGGCCAAGCGTGATCTCCACGCTGCCGGCCTTCACGTAGACCGCGCCCGTGTCGCGCATGAGCGCGATCAACGCCGCAACTGCCTCAATATCGATTTCGTCGTCCATCTCTGCTGTGCGCCCTTGTCGAGCAACTTCTTGAATCGGGACCAGCGCGGTGCCTCACGCTCCGCCTTCAGCTCATCGCGGAACTGCTGCTCCTCCGCGCGCTCCCTCGCCTCCCACCACTCCTGCGAGCCGACCTCCGGGCCGACCTCCTTGGCGCGGGACCAGTGGTGGTGGCAGTAGCGCCAGATGTAGAGCGCGGCGTCCGATGCGTGGTCGGCGCAGCTGGGGTCTACGCGCTTGCGAGAGGCGTTCTCCCACTGAGCGACCCGCCACTCCTGCGCCAGCGGGCTCTGGGGGTCAACCCAGATGCGGCCCGCCTCCATGTCGGCGTTCAGGAGCTTGATGTGGTCGTTCTTCTCGGTCTTCCGAGCAGGCTCACCCGCGATGCCGTACACGGCTGCGAGCGACTCCATGATCGTCTTGCCGAGGCCGCCGGTGTCGAAGATGCGCGCGTGGAAGGTGCCGAAGCGATCCTCGAGCTCCTTGCACTTGGCCGCGATCTCCTCGATGTTGAGATGCGGGTGCTTCTCGACGTGGATGTAGACGAGCTTGTCGAAGGTCTCGGACCAGGCACCGACAACGAACGCGGAGTCGTCGTGGTAGCCAAGGTCAACGCCGAGCAGGTAGTACCAATGGTGATCGGCGGGCAGGCCGTGGGGCCCGTTGGCGTCGCGAATCCAGTCGCAGCGGCCGTCGGTGAGGCGCGCGTAGGCGAACACCAGGGCGTCCAGGTCGGCCGCCCACTGGCCCATAAACTCGCGCAGCCAGGTGGGGTTGTCGTCGGCGTAGCGACGCTTGGCCTTGATCTGGAGCGCCTTGCGCCAGACCTGCGGGGCGCGGATGTTGTCCTTCTGCGACCAGTGATGGAGGGACCACTCGAAGTCGGTCTTCTTCCACTTGGCGCGGTCGCGCT